ATTCTTAAGTGAAAGAACGTGTAGAGTTTGTGGCAAAACAAAAGATCTTATTGATGGATTTTATTTGACAAGAAAGGACAGAAGACACATTCCTTCTGCTTATTCTTATGAGTGTAAAGAGTGTACGATAAAAAGAATAGTGGTAAGCAGAGTGACTTCTAGGGTACTCAATAAGTGGGAGTATCCTGATTGGTGATTGTTCATTGGCGGTTTCCCCATTCAGAAGCGCTCAAATTTATAAATATTTTTAGAAAATATGAGACATTTTTTAGGGAGACTTAAATGGCTAACATCGGCTTAGTATCTCCAGGGGTCAAGGTTAGGGAGGTTGACCTTACCGTTGGCAGAATTGACGCTCTGAGCGATCAAACGGGTGCCATTTGTGGGCCCTTTTCACAAGGTCCAGTTCTTGAGCCAATTCTCGTTGAGAATGAGCAAGAATTACTTAGTATTTTTGGAAAACCAATCTCTTCGGATAGACAGTACGAGTACTGGTACTCCGCATCAAACTATCTCCAATATGGTGGAGTATTAAGAGTTGCTAGAACTGATGGTGCCAATCTTAGAAACGCCAATGTAGGCGGGGTTGGTATTGCTTCAACTTCAACTCTCAAAATCAAATCATACGAAGATTACAAAAACAATTACGAAACAACTGGTTCGTATAGATTCGCTGCCAGAAACCCAGGAACCTGGGCCAATGGATTAAAGGTTGCCGTCATCGACGGTGCTGCTGATCAGACATTAACCGTTGGTGCTGCTGCAACAGCCGCTGCTCAAGTAGGTTATGCAGTAACTCAAGCGACCACATCAATAGTTGCTGGAGTTGGTACTACTTCAGTAAATGATGGTTATCTTCAAGGTGTTATCACTGGTATCGGTGTTAGCACGATCGACGTTAAAGTCATCAACAGAGTTTCAGCTGCTGGTTCAATCTTCCCAGTATCCTACACCGAAGGTGGTGCATATGCATTCTCCTCTGGTACTGCAACTAACGTAGGTTTTGGTACAACTTCAGCTCCTGGTACTGGTATTGCAATTCTGAGTTCTTCTTCAACGATTGCTTCTCCAGCTGCTGGTCTGGTTACTTCCGTAACTCTGACATCTTCAAACGTTTCTGATTGGTATAACAATCAGTACATTCAACTTGATAACGGTGCCGTTCTCTGGAAGTCAATCGCTGAAAAGCCTGGAACCAGTGGTTACGCTGCCGCAAGAAACTCCAAGAATGATGAAGTACACGTTGTAGTTATTGACGACAAAGGTTCTATCTCTGGTAACGCTGGAACCATTCTTGAGAAACACGCCTTCCTTTCCAAGGCTAAGGATACCGTAAACTCCCTTGGTTCTAACACATACTACAAGGATTACGTTGCTGATAATTCCAACTATCTCTTTGTTGGTGTTGCCACAGGAAACGGTTCGATTGCCTCTGGTATTCAAACTGCCTTTACTGCAACCTCAACTGCCAACGTTTGGGGTACAAACACTCAAGATGTTGTCTTCAACGTTGCTGGTAACCAACTGTACACTCTGGCTGCTGGTAAAGATTACTCTGGAACCAACAACGAAGGTGGTTATTCAACTACTCTCGGTGATGTTGTTGGTGGTTATGAACTCTTCGAAAACGAAGCAGAGTATGCCGTCAACTTCCTGATTCAAGGCCCTGGTGTTACTGGTAGCAAAGAAGGTTCACAAGCCAAGGCTAATAAACTCATTGCCATTGCTGAACTTAGAAAAGATTGTCTCGCCGTTGTTTCTCCACATAGAGAAGCCGTTGTTGACGTAACCAGTTCAAAAACACAAACTGATAACGTTGTTCAGTTCTTTGATGCACTGACTTCTTCTTCATACGTTGTCTTTGACTCTGGTTATAAGTATCAGTTTGACCGTTTCAACAATACATTCCAATATATTCCTCTGAACGCTGATATTGCTGGTCTGATGGCCAGAACTTCACAAGAACAGTTCCCTTGGTTCTCACCTGCTGGTTCTCAAAGAGGTAATATTCTGAATACTGTCAAACTTGCTTACAATCCAAGCAAGGTTCAAAGAGACTCTCTGTACACCAGAAGAGTTAACCCAGTAATCTTCTCACCTGGAGCCGGTTTCGTTCTCTTTGGTGACAAGACTGGTCTCGGATACGCCTCAGCGTTTGACAGAATTAACGTTAGAAGATTGTTCCTCACCCTCGAATCAACTATTGAAATCGCCGCCAGAACTCAACTGTTTGAGTTCAACGATGATATCACAAGAGCTAACTTCCGTAACATCGTTGAGCCTTACCTCCGCGATGTTCAAGCGAAGAGAGGTATCACTGATTTCGTTGTTATCTGTGATGAAACAAACAACACTCCTGACGTTATTGATGCTAATGAATTTAAGGCTGACATCTTCATCAAACCCGCCCGTTCCATCAACTTCATTGGTCTGACCTTTGTTGCCACCAGAACTGGTGTTGCGTTTGAAGAAGTCGTTGGTAGAGTTTGATTATAACAAGAACACACTAACGGAGTTTTCAAAAAATGGCTATTCAATTTAGAGACAGAACCATTGATGATTTCAAGGGTAAGCTAGTTGGTGGCGGCGCCAGACCTAATCTGTTCGAAGTTCAAATTCAACTTCCAACTGGTCTGGGTGTTGCCTCTCCTGGTAGTGGTAGTGAGCAGTCGATTGAAGAAAAGATGCGTTTTATGGTGAAAGCTGCTCAACTTCCTGCTTCTACTGTTGGAGACATTCCAGTTGCTTTTAGAGGTCGTATTCTTCACGTTGCTGGAGACAGAACCTTTGATCCTTGGACTGTCACCGTCATCAATGACACCGACTTTTCTATCCGTTCTGCGATGGAAAGATGGATGAATGCAGTTAATAATCATAAGTACGATTCTGGTACTATTGATCCAAATGCATATCAACAAGATGCTAGTGTTCTGCAACTCGGCAGACTTCCTGATAGAGAAGGAACCAAACAGATTCCTGTTCTGAGAAAGTATAAGTTCCACGGAATTTATCCAACTCAAGTAACAGCTATCGATCTGGATTATGCTAGCACCGATACCATCGAAGAGTTCCAAGTTCAGTTCCAAGTCAACTGGTGGGAAGCTTTTAGAGTTGGTCAAGGTGATGCCGAGGCTGACGATCTGAGTAATTGATAAATACCTTTACGGTAAAGACTCTATAAAATGGCTTCTCTTTTTGGTTTTTCTATTGACGATTCATATAAGAAACCAGCAAAGACGGTAGTCTCTCCCATTCCCGAAAACAACGAGGATGGGGCAGACTACTATCTTGCATCTGGATTTTATGGTCAATATCTGGATGTAGAAGGAGTATTCAAAACTGAATACGATCTTATTCGTAGATACCGCGAAATGGCTCTACATCCAGAAGTTGATTCTGCAGTTGAGGATATTATTTGTGAAGCCATTGTTTCAGATTTAAATGATTCTCCAGTAGAAATTGAACTTTCCAATCTTCAGGTTAGTGATAAGGTAAAAGATATCATTCGTTCAGAGTTCCAATACATCAAAGAGATGTTGGACTTTGATAAAAAAGCACACGAGATTTTTAGAAATTGGTACATTGACGGTCGTATCTACTATCATAAAGTTATTGATCTTGCAAAGCCAGAAGAGGGTATTAAAGAACTTAGATACATTGATGCTCTCAAGATCAAATATGTTAGAGAACAAAAGAAAAAGAATGGTGAAAATCTAAATGCAGTTTTGAATGGATCTGCAGTAGATAATAGCCCAGAGAAATATGATTTTCCTGGTATTAATGAGTATTTCATTTATACCCCAGGATCAAATCAAAACAATCAATACGGATCTGTTGCCGTAACTTCACAACAAAGAGACTCGGTAAAAATTGCAAAGGATGCAATTGCATACTGTACTTCTGGTCTTGTAGATCGTAACAAACACACTGTTCTTTCATATCTGCATAAGGCAATCAAAGCTCTTAACCAACTGAGAATGATTGAAGACTCTCTGGTTATCTATAGATTGTCTCGTGCTCCAGAAAGAAGAATTTTCTACATTGACGTAGGTAATCTTCCAAAGGTTAAAGCGGAACAATACCTCAGAGAGGTAATGAGCCGTTATCGTAACAAACTCACCTATGATGCCAGCACTGGTGAAATTCGTGACGATAAAAAATATATGTCGATGATGGAAGACTTTTGGCTTCCACGTAGAGAAGGTGGTCGTGGTACAGAAATCACCACACTTCCTGGTGGTCAAAATCTTGGTGAACTTACAGACGTTGAATATTTCCAAAAGAAACTTTATAGATCACTCGGAGTTCCAGAGTCAAGAATGAACATTGACAATGGATTTAGTTTAGGTCGTTCTTCTGAAATTCTTCGTGACGAACTTAAGTTTACTAAGTTTGTTGGAAGAATGAGAAAGAGATTCAGTAATCTGTTTCACGATATTCTGAGAACTCAACTCATTCTAAAAAATGTCATTACTCCTGAAGAGTGGGAGTATATGAGTGATCATATTCAATATGATTACCTTTACGACAATCATTTCTCTGAACTTAAGGACGCTGAACTGATGCAAGAACGTCTTGGTCTTCTTGCGACTGCAGATCCATATATCGGAAAATATTTTTCTGTGGATTATGTTCGTCGTAAGATTCTCAGACAAACTGACGTTGAGATCTTAGAACAAGATCTTCAGATGGCTGCAGAAAAAGAAGCTGGTGTCATTCCGCCTTCAGAAGAAGAAATGATGTTGGCAACTCAAGCGGCTCAAGCCACTGGTGGTATGGGCAATATCCCACAAGATATGGAAATGGATACGAGTGCAATGCAAGCACCGGCGAATCCAGAACCTAAGGGTGGGGAAATATAAATAAAAGATAGGTATAAATTTTTATCTTATGGATGAACTAATGGATTTGATGATTGCTGACGAATCTCCGTCTGAAATTAGTGATGCAATCAAAAACGTTCTTTATGCCAAAACTGCAGAAAGAATTGAATATGCAAGACCATATGTAGCTGACGCTATGTTTGGTTTAACTGATGATGAGGAAGAATATGATGATGCAGAAGAGAATGAGTATGATGAAAATTCTGGTGAAATTGATGATTACGTAACAGACGAGGACGAGTAATGGCACATTCACCGGTTGGTAATGGTATTAGTTTTAATACCAGCACAACATCTGCACAATCAACTCAGTTTGCAGTTCAATCCGATACGTTAAGAGTTGTTGCTGTAACAGCAAACGCTCACGTTGCGATTGGAACTACAGCTGTTGCAACGACTGCAGATTATTTTGTTCCCGCTGGGACTTCTGCAACCTTGG